TGAAGTCACAGATTTAGTTACATCTCAAAAAAATATTGAGGGGAAACAAGAAGAGTACTTTGAAAATTTATTTAAACAATTACAAGATTTAGAAAGTAGATTAACTGATATGGACTCAATCGTAAATAAATTAAACGATATTGAAGCTAAAATTGAAAAATATAGAGTTAAAAGTCCTGAAGAAAAATTGGAACTTAGAAGTATTGATTCTGCACCATTTAATCAAAAACTATCTCAATTCTTTCAAGATAAAGAAGAAGATTTAGAAGCAACAGGGAAAGAGTATATTCTAACTTCTGATGAAGTTGAGGACTTTAGTCCTGATGAAATCAGAGGAAGTTTCACACAGGCTCCTGACCAAGAATTCAAAAAATACTAATTAGTATTTGACAAAAACGGCTGACACACTTACATTTGTTTATTAACTATTAATTTATATATATCATGGCGACAAATTCACTAGATGCTGTACTCGCTCAGTATGAAAAAGCGAAAAGTGGAGGAAACTCTACAAACAAAATGTCTCAAGAAGACAGAATGAAAAAATATTTTGCGGCGATATTGACGCAGAATGAAACATCGGGACAGAAACGTCTTCGTATTTTACCAACCCCTGATGGGTCATCACCTTTTAAAGAGGTATGGTACCATGAGGTACAAGTTGAGGGTAAATGGAATAAAATCTATGACCCAGGTAAAAACAATAACGAGCGTTCACCTTTGACTGAAATTCATGACGAATTGATGTCAACAGGTAAAGAGTCCGATAAGGAACTTGCTAAATCTTACAAACCACGTAAATTCTACATCGTTAAGGTTATTGACCGAGATAACGAAGCGGATGGAGTGAAGTTTTGGAGATTTAAACACAACTACAAGAACGAAGGTATTCTTGACAAAATCATTCCAATTTGGAAGGCTAAAGGTGATATTACTGACCCTGTTAATGGTCGTGATTTAATCATTGAGTTAGCTAAGGCTAAGACTCCAAAAGGAGCAACTTACACAGTTATTCAAACTGTAATGCATGATGACCCATCTCCTGTTCACACAGATGCGGAAACTGCTAAGACATGGACTGAAGACCCACTTACTTGGGCTGACGTTTACTCTAAAAAACCTGTTGAATATTTGGAAGCTATTGCTCGTGGAGAAACTCCAAGATGGTCTTCAGAATTAGGTAAATATGTTTACGGTGATGAGGCATCAGAAATGAGTGTTGGTGGAGGTATGACAATCTCTGACCCTCAGGCAGATGCTGAACCTGATGGTGACTTACCATTCTAATTTATATGGATGGACACTTGAATTGACAAAGTGTCCATCCATTCTTATTTTTATACAAACAATTTAAACGAATAGACATTTATGGCAATAAAGAAAAAAGAATTTTCATTAGATGCAATCAAAGACAAGTATTCTACAAAAACTAAATACAAAGACACGGAGTTCTATGAAGTCGATGAAGCTTTTCATAGTAGTTGCGGTTTACCTGGTCCTGCTTTGGGTAACATCAATATGTTCTTGGGGCACTCAAATTCTTCCAAAACGACGGCTCTTGTCAAAGCAGCTGTGTCTGCTCAGAAGAAGGGGCATTTGCCTGTTTTCATTATCACGGAAAAAAAATGGAGTTGGGACCATGCAGTTGAACTCGGTTTGGTGGCGGAGATAACTGATGGTGAGTGGGACGGACAGTTCATATTCAACGATAACTTCGATTACATCGAACAAGTAACTGACTATATCAATGAATTATTGGATGAACAGGAAAAAGGTAATATCCCTTATTCTCTTTGTTTCCTTTGGGATTCAGTAGGTTCAGTACCTTGTAAGATGACATTTGATGGTAAAGGTGGTAAACAACACAATGCATCTGTATTAGCTGATAAGATTGGTATGGGAATCCAAGCTCGTATTACTAAATCTCGTAAAGAAGATTATCCATATACAAATACAATGGTGGTAGTTAATCAACCTTGGGTTGAGTTACCTGACAATCCATTCGGACAACCAACAATTAAAGCAAAAGGTGGTGAAGCTCTTTGGTTAGCATCGGCTCTTGTGTTTTTGTTTGGTAATCAGAAAAATGCGGGTATCAACCACATTACCGCAACTAAAAATGGTAGAACGGTATCTTACGCAATTAGAACTAAAATTTCTGTCCTAAAGAACCACATTAATGGATTAGGATATAAAGATGGTAAGATTATTGCAACACCACAAGGGTATATTGCGGATACCAAAGAGGCTCTTGAGGAGTATAAAAAACAATATTCACAATATTGGAACGCAATTCTTTCAGGTACTGGGGAAATTACCCTTGATGAATCTGAAGAAACTTTTGACAACGAAAACGAACCATTTTAATTATTGTTCGTGAAAAAAACACTACTTGTCGACGGAAACAATTTGATGAAAATTGGATTTCACGGTCTGAAAGATTACTTTCATAACGGTGAACACATCGGAGCTTTGTATCACTTTATGAATACACTTCGTAAATTCATTGATGAACAAAACTTTGACAAGGTGGTAGTATTTTGGGATGGTGAAGACTCCACAAGTTTACGTGGGGTTCTTTACCCCAAATACAAACAAAATCGTAGATTAACAATGGAGGACTCAATCTTTATGTCCTACCTAAAACAAAAAAATCGTATTAAACAATATCTTGAGGAAGTTTACATTAGACAACTTGAGATAAGTGGTAGAGAAGCGGATGATTTAATCGCTCACTATTGTCATGTTTCCGAAAATGAACAGAAATTAATATTTTCGTCAGATAGGGATTTAACCCAACTTATTTCTGAAAAGGTGTCAGTATATTCACCATCTATTAAAGCTACTTTTAAACATGGTGACAAGATTAAATTTGATGATTTTGAATTCCCTCATTACAATGTCAAAACATTAAAAATATTAACAGGTGATAAATCTGATAATATTGAGGGTATATACCTACTTGGTGAAAAAACATTAGTAAAATTTTTTCCTGAGATACTTGAAAAAGAGGTAACTTATTCCGATATTTTAACAAGAGCTGAAGATTTATTAAAAGAACAAAAAGATAACCAAACTCTTAAAAATCTTCTAACAGGTAAAACAAAATCAGGTATATTTGAAAACGAATTTTTTGAAGTAAATGAGCAAATCGTTGATTTATCAAACCCACTCCTCAAAGACGAGGACAAAGAAGAGATTTCCCAAATTGTTAACGAAACATTAGAAGCCGAAGGTAGAAGTTATAAGAATATAATCCGTTATATGGTTGAGGACGGAATATTCAAATACCTACCTAAGGGTGACGATTCGTGGACATATTTTTTAAAACCGTTTATGAAACTAACAAGAAAAGAAAAACACAAAAAGTAAAAAAAACAATTATGAAAGAACAACAAGACATTACGAAATTAGAATTCTTAATGACAGTTAACGACAATTTTATTGTCCAAAGATTTTTCAACGTTAAAGATTACAATTCAAAATCTTCAAAATCTGTTGAAGTTATCGACCTATTAAATAATTTGGTTGATAGCCTAAAAGATGATTTTAAGATGAAGACTGTAACATACATGTTGGATAACCAGTATCAAATTTCAGAAGACCCTGAGATTCTTAACACGTCATTCACTGACGGTCCTGAAATGTTTAACATTTACATTAAGAATGGTGACAATGTAATGATGCATTATGGGTTTGATGCTAAATTGTATCCACCTAAAATTAGATATACAGTAGATATTAGACCTTATCTAAAATCTTTGTTGAATGACTTAACTTATGTTATGTCAAGAAAAAAATTAACACACGAAATGTTGGGGTATCAACTTGTTCGTTGATATTTAATTAAAAAAGGGATTTATTATGGCTGACAAAAATTTTGAATATTTAGGAGACACTTTTCAATTACAATTACTTAATCAAATTGTAATTGATAAGGATTTCGCCCACTCTATTATCGAGGTAATGGAACCGGGTTATTTTGAGAACAAGTACTATAAGTTATTTGTTCAAATGGTTAAAGAATATTATTCAAAATTTGAGCATACCCCTAGTTTCGACACACTCCAACAAAAAGCTAAAAGTGAAATTAGTCAAGAATTATTATTAAAGATAACCTTAGACACAATTAATGATATAAAAAACATATCTGATGATGGAAGTCAGTTTGTTCAAGAAAAGGCTCTTAAATTCTGTAAACAACAAGAATTACAGAAAGTTATGGATAAGGCCAAAAAAATAATTGAACATGGTGAATTTGAAAATTACGATACTTTAGAGGAGATGGTTCGTGAAGCGTTACAAGTTGGTAATGTTGATAGAGGGACTGGGGATGTTTTTGAAAATTTGGATGATGTTTTAGCCGATGACTATAGACACCCAATCCCAATGGGAATACCGGGTATTGATAACTTACTAAAAGGAGGACTTGCAAAAGGTGAAATTGGTGTGATATTGGCTCCAACAGGAGTTGGTAAATCAACACTAACTACAAAAATTGCGAATAACGCTTTTAATCTTGGGTTTAATGTGTTACAAATATTTTTTGAGGATAATTTTAAAATTATACAAAGAAAACATTTTACATGTTGGACAGGTATTGCACCTGACGACCTTGGAAATCATAAAGAAAAAGTGTTAGAGAAAGTTGCGGAGATTAAAGAAACAATGACTAATAAGTTAATTATGAAGAAGTTACCTTCAGATACATTAACTATGGGTCAGATTAAAAATCAAATCCGTAAAATGATTGCTGATGGTATCCACGTTGATATGGTCATATTAGATTATATCGATTGTGTTACACCTGAAAAGGCTTTAGAAGATGAATGGAAATCTGAAGGTTCGGTTATGAGAGCGTTTGAGGCGATGTGTCATGAATTGAATATCGTTGGATGGACCGCAACACAGGGTAATAGAAGTTCAATATCATCAGATGTTGTAACAACTGACCAAATGGGTGGTTCAATTAAAAAGGCTCAAGTTGGTCACGTTATTATTACTGTGGCAAAATCATTACAACAAAAAGAGTTAAACCTTGCAACAATCGCGATTACAAAATCAAGGATTGGTAAAGATGGTGTTGTATTTGAGAATTGTAAATTTAACAATGAAATGTTAGAAATTGATACAGAAAGTACCACAACATTCTTAGGACTTGAAGAACAAAAAGAGGAGAGGAATCGAAATAGGATTAAGGAAATTATGGATAAAAGAAAACAACAACAAGTATAATTATTAAAACAGAAACAGAAAAAAAATTATGGAAAAAATATTAAAAGAGAACCCAAACAGATTTGTGATTTTCCCAATACAATACAATGATATATGGGAATACTATAAAATGCACCAAGCCGCGTTTTGGACTGCGGAAGAAGTTGATTTAAGTGGTGACATTAGAGATTGGGAAAATCTTTCAGAAAATGAACAATATTTTGTTAAAAATGTTCTATCGTTTTTTGCGGCGTCTGACGGTATTGTTAATGAGAATTTAGCTGAAAACTTTTACAGAGAGGTACAATACCCTGAGGCTAAATTTTTCTATGGGATTCAACTTGCAATGGAGAACATTCACTCATTAATGTATTCTTTATTGATTGACACTTACATCTCAAATGAAGATGAGAAGAATAAATGTTTCACAGCTTTGGATAACCTACCTGCAGTTCAAAAGAAAGCCAAATGGGCTTTGGATTGGATTGAAAATGCATCCTTCCAAGAAAGATTGGTGGCATTTGCGGCAGTTGAGGGTATCTTTTTCTCAGGTTCATTTTGTTCAATATTTTGGTTAAAATCTCGTGGAATTATGCAAGGTTTGTGTAATGCGAACTCTTTGATTTTTAAAGATGAAAATTTACATTGTGATTTTGCAATTCATTTATTGAATAATCACGTAGAAAACAAACCGAGTGAAAAGAGAATTAAAGAAATTCTTTTATCAGCTTTGGAGATTGAAAAAGAATTTATCACAGAATCACTTCCGGTTTCATTAATTGGTATGAACCAAAATTTAATGAAACAATATTTGGAGTTTGTGGTTGATGGACTACTTGTTAAATTTGGTTGTAAGAAACAATTTAATGTTGAACAACCATTTAAATTTATGGAACAAATTGCCGTTGAAACTAAAGGTAATTTCTTCGAATCTAGAACAGTTGAATACCAAAAAGCAAAATTAAATGAGACCCTCTCATTTACAGATGACTTTTAATTTACTATCTTTTTAAACTATGATGTCACTAAGAATTAAAAAACGTAGTGGGGACGATGCGTCGTTTAACCCACAAAAAATTTATAACAGAATTAAACGAGCCGCTAAAGGATTAACGGTTAACTCTGACGAAATATTCATTAAGGTAATAACCTCAGTTCCGACTGAGGGTATTATCACAACCAAAGATTTGGATAAGTTGATTTATGAAATTGCTGCGGCATTTACGGGTAGTCATCATGACTACTCTCGTTTAGCGTCATCAGTGGCAATTTCTTCATACCATAAAGAAACTGACCCAAGTTTCTCAAACGTTATGCATACTTTACATGTTGATGGTGTTGTAAGTAACGAGTTAATGGGAATTGTTGAATCTTACGGACCTGATAAGATTGATGAAGTAATTAATCACGATAATGATTATAACTTTGACTATTTTGCTTGGAGGTCACTTTCTGAAATGTACTTGTTGAAACTACCTGACGGTAAAGTTGTTGAACGTCCACAACATATGTATATGAGAGTTGCTCTTTGGGTAACAAATACATTCGAGGAAGCGGTTGAGTATTACCAATCTTTATCAACACAAAGAATATCTCCCGCAACACCAATCATGATTAACGCCGGTACCAAAGTTCCACAACTTGCTTCTTGTGTTCTTCATTACAATGATTCAGATTCTCGTGATGGATTACTGAACACTATGAGAGATATCTCAACGTACTCATCGGATGCTGCGGGTATCGGACTATCAATGTCTAACATTCGTAGTAAGGAGAGTCGTATTTCATCTTCAGGTGGATATGC